CCGTCAATTACTTGTTGTACCTTTTTAATATAGTAAGGACCCCAGTTATCAATAGTAGCAGTCAACTGTGCTTTTGGTGCAAATTTAATTTGATCTGATGCTTGTCCAAAACCGAGCACACCAGCTTTCTGAGCAGCTTGCAGAGGTGCAGGAGAATCAGTGTGTTGGGCAACCATGTCACAACCATCTGCAATCATCACTTCTGCAGCTTGTGATTCTTTGCCTGGGTCGTACCAAGTGTTTACCCAAACAATATCAATATCCACATTAGGATTAACTGATTTGGCTCCAAGATAATAGGTGTTGATTTCACGAATTACTTCTGGGATTGGAAAAGCGGCGACATAACAAATTTTGTTTGTTTTTGTCATCAATCCAGCAATAACACCTTGAACATGGCGTGCTTGATAAAGTCTCAAACCATAAGTTGACATATTATCGTGACGTTTAAAACCAGTAGCATGTTCAAAATAAACATCTGGATTTTCTTTTGCTACTCGTAGTGTTGGGTCCATAAACCCAAAAGAAGTCGTAAAGATAATATCAGCACCTTCTTGAATCATCATGCGAAGAGCGCGTTCAGTATCTGGACCTTCTGAAACTGATTCCAAATAAATCGTCTCAACCTGATCACCAAAATGTTCTTCAACTTGTTGACGACCAATATCGTGACGATATGTCCAACCGTGATCCCCAATCGGACCAACATAAATAAATCCAACTTTTACAGGATCAGCTGCAAAAGCGGAAAAAGATGCAAATGTAAAAATACATGCAACAATAAACCTTAAAAACATTAAAGCTCCTTATAGTAAATTAATAGTAGTAGAAACTACTTGTTCAACTTCCTCATCGTATAAATGAGGATTAAGAGGTATGCTAAGAGCGTGTTTAGCATAAAAATTACAATTTTGTAATTTTCTTGTGGATTTTATAAAAGGCAAATCAGTAAAAACATCAGGGTAGTGACACTCAGTTTCGATTCCTTTACTTTTAAATTTTTCAAAATACTCAAATTTGTCAGGAACAAATATTACATACTTATGAGCGTTCCACTCACTATATTTAGGAGAGTGTCTAATTCTTATTCCAGCTTTAGTAAACTCATCATCATAAAAATTAGCTATTTCAACACGTCTTTTTTGCCAACTATTAATGTGCTTTGTTGAAGCAAGAATCTGAGCTGCTTTATCCTCTTCTGGTACAGCATTGATTCCTGACGAAATCCATTTAGAGGTTCTATAAGGTTTGCCGTGTTTTCTAAAGTTGATTAAGTTAAGATACTTTTCAGTATCGTCTAATAAGATAGCTCCATGCGTGCCTAACGAAGGAATTGGTTTATTTTCAGCGAAGCTCAAACAAACTATATCACCTAAAGAAGAACACTCTTCTCCATAATACTTGCCTAAATAACTTTGTGAGGCATCATTAATATGAATAAGATTATATCTTTCGCATAACAATTCAACTTGATTAAAGTCAAAAGAATCTCCATAAAGACCAGTTCCTACTATGGCTTTAGTTTTTTCTGTAATGAGTGCTTCATCAATTTCCATCAATCCATGCTTATTAACATCACAAAATACAGGAGTAGCTCCTAAATTAAGCACATAAGTTAAAGATGCCATACAGCTGTAACCAGTAATAATTACCTCATCACCAATTCCAATATTGTTAACAAGCAAAGATAAGTATAGTGCCTGAGAACCACTTCTAACTAAAAGTGCGTGTTTTTTATTAGAAAGTTTTTGTAAGTATTTTTCAACCTCAGAAGTAAAATAGCCGTTATTAGTCTTTTCATTATTAGAGATAATAGCAAGACTATCGAAATAGTCTTGCTTTACTTCTTCAAATCTTCTATCAAGATTAAAAGACTTAATCATCAAGCAAGAGCACGAATACGTTCTACCAGTCTGTCAGCGCGTTTTGTAACTTGCTTATACCAACGAGAATCAATCATCTCATCAGCAGCACGATTCCAATCACGAGTATCAACTCCAGCTTTCATGCCTTTGAACTTTGAAAGGCGTGGATAGCCCATGTTAAACATCATATTAGCAATTACTCTTTGAGCTTCTTCTGGCAAATCTTCAAACTCTGGGTAAAGCTTGTTGCAGTCTGACAAGACTGTTTGGATATCTTGCTCGAAGGCCTCATTGCATCGAGACTCATCGACTGGTGTTCCGACGGGTAATCCATGTTCGGGATCGCTCTCAAGCACGAGATGACCAATACCAAAAGTAGGGAGGCCAAGATGATCCAAGTAAATCTCATGTACCACTCCTTCGTCATAAGCTATTTCCTCTCTTAATTTTTCTAAGTTCATTAGTTATATCCTTTCTTTTCATGTAAGTTTTTCATATAGTAGTCTTCACGATCTTCATCCATGTCTTTTACTTGTTTAGTCATAGTTTTCATATGTTGTTTATCTAATACCGTAACTTTTTGAGCCCAGTTATCTCTTTTAATTGGAATTATTTGACACATAGGAGTACCTGCAGGTATTACTACAGGAGGTCCACCAGCCTCAAGCTCGGTGTGTAAAAAAGGAATATTTACAACATTGTGATAAACATCAGAATCTACTAACCCTGTAAGAGGAATAATAGGAGATTCAAGTTTATTAATACAAGGTAAGTATAAGACAGAATAGTCTTTAGGTGTTTCAATAACCCAAGGATTCATGTATTTAAGTATAGTCATATTCTCAAAAGCAGAGCCTTTAACTTGAGAAGATGGGTGCGTTTCAATAGGTTTCCACAGTTCCATCAACTCTTGATGTTGTTTATCAATAAAAGGTAGGTGAATAGTACCATCATCCATCTTTTGTATAACTACATCCATATGCATTAACATAGTATATCCAGCTGTCATGGCATCTAAAAAAGGCATACAACGCTTCACAGAAGATATCTCGCCTAATCTTTTATCTTCTACTTTTGGGTGTAAATTTTTAAACCAAGAAGGTACAACTTTTTTAGAAGCAACAGGAGGAAGTATAATTTGATCAGGTAAGGGCTTTACCAAATGAAATTTTATGGTTTTGTTAGTTGGCATAGTTTAGGTATTTGGGTTAATAAAAGAAGTTGGGATGTCCCGTTCGGACTGAGTAGTTCCGCAATCACAAGTTTCGCATACATCATTTACACAGTCTGGGCATTCACCACCCCAGCAATGACAACTATGACCGCATTTTTTGCAAGTTTTTTCTGGCGTATTCATTCAATACCTCGTTTATGTAAAGTACAGTTTTGAGTAGGTTTAGACTCCATCTCAAGAGCCCAGTCTAATTCTTGAATTAAACGCTTATACCACATTTTATCGTATGTATCAGAAGCTAATTGTAAATCATTTTTAAGTAGAGTGATTCTGGATTCGATATATCTTGTGATAGATGAACCGCCGCGTCTCATTCATAGAACCTAATTGTTCTGGTACGTCCACCAGAAGTAAAAGTAATAGTAGAGTGTGAATAAACTTGATCATACACAGTTTGATAACGTGTAATATCTTTACACTGTTCTTCTCTACGGTAGCCTGTTACAACTTGTTGATTTTTGCCTGCCTCATTAGCAATAATAGTGCCTACAACAGCTCCTGCTGCTCCGCCATTCTTTTCGCCTGGGATATTATTACCGATAGCTCCACCAATTAATGCTCCAAATAACAAGTCAGTGGTTGAAGCTCCTTGATTAGATTGTCCATAGATAGGAACATCTATAAGTTCGCAAGTAGTTTCAGTATATGGAACTTGTTTTGTTACAGTTTTAAAGTGGTCTTGTACAGTAGCAGTAGTAGTTTCTGCTATAGCAAACCCTGTGCAAGAACTCAAAATAAGTAAAGAAGTTAATAGATATTTCATCATAATAGTCCTAAAGCGTATGCAACGCCCATTTCAATAGTTAATATAGTGCCAAATCCAACCACAGTAATGATAAGTGCTGCGGGTAAAAACGCAAAGTCTTTCCAAGTTCTTTTACGTGTACAACAACTACTCATGTTCTACGTTTTATTCCTCTGGTGAGTTTTTGACCTTTTGGAGGCGATTTTTTAGATCCACCAGGTCCTGCCCAATACACTTTGTCAGCCCAATAAGCTGCTGACATTTTTCCTTTGGCGATGTTTTTTGCATGACGGGCTTTAAAACT